CTATAGATAATGTAAATTTTAATGCAACTTATGATCAATTTAGTTATAAAATAACTTTTCAATCTAATGTTAGTTTTGATTTAAATCTCACTTTATCATCATTTCATAAAGTTATTACATTAGAAAAAAAAGTATATAATTCAAATGATAATTTAATTAACCATAGTATATCTGGTTTAGTTAATTTCAATATACCATATTATTTAAAATTCTCTATTAGAAATTTAACTTCAACTAATGTTTTAAATACTAGTAATTCTCAAGAATGTAGTTTTATAATTCCTGTTATTAATAAAAATTTTGGTGAGATTATTGAATATACTGATTTTATATATAATATTAAAATTGATACTATAGCTTCTGTAAATTATTTAGATATATCTATATTAGATGATAATGATAATATTTTTAATAATAATAACTATAATTTCTTTTGTATATTAGAATATCAATGAATTATTTTTTCTCATTTATATAATATAGTATAGTATTATATAATGAATTCAACTGAAACTATTTTAAGAGAAAAACTACTAAATTTTAGTTCATATTTAAAAGAGAAATGTAATAATCCTGATCATGTAAAACAAATTGATGAGAAATTAAATAATTTAAAATTTTATGAAATTATGGCTTTTATTTTATTCTTAGATGAAAATAAATTAGATTCTTATATTAATGATTTATATAGTTTATATAATTCTTTAGAAGATTCTCAAGAAGTTAGAGATAATATTAAAGAAAATTTGAATTATTTTTTAAAAATAAAAAATATATTTAAAAATCCTCTAGAAAATAATTTCTAATTCAAATATATAATGGTTAAATTAACAGAAGAAATTAGAAATAATATAATAAATGATTTAAAAAATAATATTGATACTAAAATTATAATAAAATCTAGAGGAGTTTCTAAAACTACAGTTTATAGAATAAATAAAGAATTAAAAAATCAAAATAATTTAACTAATAATGATAAATCTCTAAATGATAATATAATTAATGATAATACAAGTAATGATAATGATTTTAATTTAGAAGTTTTTAAAAATGAATTAAATAATAAAGAATCAAATGAAGAATCAAATGAAGAATCAAATGAAGAATCAAATGAAGAATCAAATGAAGAATCAAATGAAGAATCTAATGAAGAATCTAATGAAGAATCTAATGATGATTCAATACAAATTCCTAAAACTAAAATTATCAATCCTAAACCAATATCATTAAATGAATCTTTAGTTATTAAAAATAATAATAATATTAAATTTAATAATAATCCTATCATAGATAAAACAAATATTTTAGATACTATAAAAAATTGTAATACCGCTGATTCTATAGAAGAATTAAAAGAAATAAGATCAACAATAATAATTATAAGACAATATATAAATACATTTGAGAAAGATCTAAAAAATATATGGAATCCTAATAAATTACAATTTGAGAAACGATTATTTAATCTTAAACTTAATGAATTACAAGTTATATTAGAAAATATACGTGTAGAAATGAATCTTAGTAAGAATAGAGAAATGTTTAATACAATAGTTCAAACATCAATAATAGGTATAGAGAAAGTTTCAGGATATCTTGGTTATCATGTTGATGGTTTATGTAATGATATTATGAAGGATGAATCTTTTCAATATGATTTAAAAATTTTACAATGTGAAATAGACTGTAGTAAATATATAAATGTTAAAAGTTCATGTTTTTTGAAAATAATTAAAAGTATGTATATGAAAAATCAAGAATATGAAATGAAACAACAATTAGATAAAGTTATAAATAATGAAGATGTTTTAAATAAAATAAAGAATATAAAATAATTAAAAAAATAAAATGTTATTAATTTATATATATAAAATGGATTCAAATCATATAAGGCTCCCAGATGATTATTATAAATATCAATTAAGTTTTAACTCAAATTTTAACAACCAATTATTAAAAGGTATTAATAGTAATTTATCTTTATATGATAGAGACTATGATACAAAATTATATAGACCAACTAATATGAAACCTTTAGACGCTATTTCATTTGATAAAATTAATGAAAATTTAGATAAATATGATAAGAATTATACTAAACAAGATGATATATTTCATAATAGTAAGAGTGCTATTTCTGGTGCTATATCAGGTTTTAATGAAAAAATAGAAAATTCAGTTGATAATGTAAAAAATGATTTAAAAAATTTATTTAATATTGATACTTCAGGTTTAAAAATTTATGGACTATTATTATTTATATTTTTATTTTTAAAAAAATAATTTAAAATTTATTATTATTTATTTTCTTATATAATAATATATATATATAAGATGATGTCATATTCTTTAACAAGATACGGAAGTCACGCTTTAATAGGATACCTGGGTATTTTAGCTTATGATAGTTTAATTGATGGAAAATCAGTAAGTGATAATTTTACTATGAGTGATGCTGCTACTTTTGCAATTTCAACAGTTGTTTCTTCAGTAGCTTTAGAAGTTGTTTCAAATATTGTGCCTTTTTTAAATGAAGGATATTTATCTATGGTCAGTGGACCAGTTGTCAACGGTTTAGTGTATATGTACATGTATGATAATTTTGTAGGTAAAAGATATCAATATTATAGAGATGATATGAAAGCGTTTTATGTTGGTAGTATAGGTCTATTATTACTTAAATATGTTGAATCTCCAGTGCTATCATTATTTGGTATACGTAATTTCATGTAATAAATAGAAAAATAAGAATATTTAATTATATATTTTTCAATTTTAATTAATTTATTAATTTTAGGTATAATTAATATGTTATTTACTTTTTATATGGTCTTTATAATTTTATTTTTTAATATTTTTACCACAAATACAATTAATTATAACATTTCTCTATAATTAAATTTTTTCTTTATTTAATTCATAATTTTATTTTTATTTTAATAATATTTATTCTTTAAATTATTAATAATATTATTTATGCTTTTATAAAATTACATCTCTGTTATCAATATTATATTATTTTTATTTTTCTAATATCTATTCTTTGTTTTCTTCATATTTTTATTTTTATCTTATTAAAATCTATTCTTTATTATTTTAATATTCTATTTATTTTTTTAATTTAATAGTCTCTTAATTTTTATTTCTATATTATTTATTTTATTCTTATTATTTTTATTTATTAGCTTCTTTGTATTCTTTATCACTTCTTGTGGGTATAATTTTATTTACACATTTTATTTATTCTATCCAGAATCTCTCTCTTTATTCTAATTAAGCTTTATTATTACATGGATAATCTTCTAGTAATATGATTTATATATTTTCTATACCATATTAATCAATTAATTTAAAGCTAGTACATTTTTAATTACTACTTTATTCATTAAATCTTTTATAAGCATATTTATGTCCATTTAATCTTCTACATAAATAAGGCTCACATGTTGATCCTATATATACTAAACTTTCACCTTCATATTATTTAGCTACTAATTTATAAATTTTACCTTTTTAATATTTATTATTTTCTTCCATCTTAATTACTTTTTTTTACTATTTTTTATTATTACTTATTAAATAAATCTTTAAATTATTTAAATTATTGAATAATTAATAATTTAAATTTAATTTAATTTTATATATTTTTTCTAATATTAATATATATAAATGTCTTCAACTAGATTAGTATTAACAAACTTCCCTAATGATGAAACTAAAAATAAAAATAAATATGAATTATTTGAAAAAGATTTTATACCTCAGGAAGGTGTGCCTTATTTTATTTATTATAATTGGAATGGAAAAACACCTAATAATGTTATTGATAATAAAAATATAAATTTGATAAAACATATATTTGGATTCGCTAAAGCTAGTAAAGGAAATCATTCAATTAGTGATACTCAAAAAAATAATATTAATAATGATGAAAAATTTAATAAAAGTTTTACAAATAAGAGAACAGCTGAAATTGATTTAATGTATGAAAAATTAAGTAATATAATATTGAGTATGTTACATGATATTACATGGAATACATTTAAAGAAGAAGTATATTATGATCAACAAAAATTAAGTTTTAAATCTAATGATAAATATGTTTTATCAAGTTTAGATTGGGAAGAATTTATACCATTAATTAATAAAGTTAAAGATATATTTGAAATCGTTTATACTAAAATTATTAATGATAAATATAATATTAAATATAGTAGTATAGAAGTTGAACAAGCTGTAGAAAAAGTAAAATTAGAAACTGATCAAATGATTGGTAAAAAAATGAATAAAAAAAAATAAATTATTTAATAAATTATAAAATCTTATCTATTAATATATTATAATGCCTATTAAAGAAAAAAAATCAAGAAAAAAGAATATAGTTAAAGATGAATTTAATCATCAAGTTGATGCTGTTGAAAAAATTACAGAAAATACTAAACCACCAAAATCATCATTAAAAGAAATAGAAAGAAAAGTTTTAAAAGTTAATTTCCCTGATCATACATTTAAAAATGAATTATATCAATTTATTTATAATGAACAAATAATAAAAAGTATTGATAATAATGATAAAATTTATATCAAAACTATAAAAGAAAGATTAGGTAGAGCTTTAGGTATTCATACTATAGTAAAAGATTTTAATACATTAATTACACTTTATGATAAAAGTAATGAAAATTTACCAAGAGGACAAATATTAGATAGATTATTACAATTCTATGAAATTTTAGTTGATATGGGTTTAACATTAATTCATAACTTTTTATATATTCTTGATAATAAAAAAATTCTAGATCAAGCTATTCCTTCTCTAGCTGATGCTATTGAATTAACTTCTCCTATTATATATGATTTAAAAAAGAAATTTGAAGATGAAGTTCATAGAGAATTTACATTTACTAATACTGAATTAGATATATTAAAATTGTAAAAAAAAAAATATTAATTAATATTATATAGTAATGAATCCTATTCTAAATAACTTAGCTTATGGTATATATAAACCTAAAAAAAGTGATAATATTAATAATAAAGAAAAAAAAGTTTTATCATCTACTAAATCAACTTTAAATAATTTAAAATTAAAAAACAATAAAAAATTAAAATTAGTCAATAATTCTAATAATAATAATAATCCTAATCCTAATCCTAATAATAATTATGTAAATCAATTATTTGATATAATTAATGATAAAAATATGTCATTGAAAGATAAAGAAGATCAAATTAATTTATTAAATAATATTAATCATGATATAGTTAATGAAGTTAATTATTTACATGATAAAGAAATTGTTAAAAATTCAGCTAATATTTATTTAAAAGATCTTTATAAAAACACTAGAAATAAATTAAAAAATAATTAATTAATAATTAATTTTATTTTATTATTTATATATATATATTATATGAATAATACATTAAATAATCTTGCAATGGGTATAAATAAGCCCAAAATTATTAATATAGATAAATTAGAAAAAAAGGTTTTATCATCTACTAATAATGTTATTAATAATATTAGATTAAAAACCAAAAAATTAAAATTAATTGATGATAATACTAATACTAATAATGATATACCTAATATAAATTCTAATTCTAATCAAAATTTACAAATAATTGATGCCGCAGGCACCTATGGTGATAATGGTAATCAGATTAATAATAATATTCAAAGTAATGATTTTTATGATGTTTTAAATAAATTAAATGAACATGATAAAAAAATTATACAAAATGAAATAACATCTCATAAAAATATTAATTATAAAGTTGGTAATGAATTTGGTAAAGAAGAAGGTATAGAAGAAGGTATTATTGAAGGTGAAAAAAAAGGTAAAGATATTATATTAGATGAACAATCTAAAATTAATTTAAATAATATTGAATTACAAAAAACTAAAATATTAGAAGAAATTAATAATATTAAAAAAACATTGGATGATGAATATGGATATAATAAAAATATTAAAAAAATAACTAAAAAAGAATTAAAAAATTCAATTAAAAATAGTATTGATATAAAAAATTTACAAGCTGAAAAAAATGAAAAATTAAAATCAATAATTAAAAAAAAAGATAAAACTATCATAAATAAAGAGTATAAAAATAAAATTAATAATGTGATTGAAAATATAAATATTAATAATAAAAATCATAATATATCTCATGATGATAAAAAACAAATAAATAATTTAAATAATCAATTAAGTTATAGATATAATAAATTAAAAGAATTAGATGAAGAAAAAAATAATATTTTAAATGATAAGAATGTTATTAAAAAAGGTGGATTAACTAATTTAACTAATGAAAATGAATCATTGAAAAAAAAAATTAGTAATTTAAAAATAAATATTGGAAAATTACATAAAAAAAATAATGATTTAATTAAGGATAATGCTCTATATGATATTAATCAAAAAAAAATATTAAAAGATAAAATTAATGAAATTGAGAATTATTTTAATAATGAAATAAATGAAATTGAAAATAATAATAATAAATCAATTGAAGAAAAAGATAATGAAATATTAAAATTAAATGAAGAAATTATAAATAATTTAACTGAAACTAATAAATTAATAGATAATGAAATAGAATTTAAAAAAACCATTGAAGAAAATAAAATTAAAATATCTTCTTTAGAAAAAAAAATTATTGAATTAAATAATAATAATAACAAAGATAAATATAAAAAAGAATTAGATGAAAAATCATTACAGATATTAAAAATAAAAGAAGAAAATAGTGAAATTTTTAATAATATAAATAAATTAAATGATGATTATTTTTCTACTTTAGAAGAATTAAAAAATAAATTAAATAAAACTATTCAAGAAAAAGATCATATAATAAAAGTTAAAGATACTAATATTTCTTCTCTAGAAAATCAAATAAAAGAATTAAATGATAAATTAAATAAAAATAAAGAAGATTATGATAATTTAGTAAATAATAATAATTTAACTTCAAAAGATAAATCTAATAAAATTAAAGAATTAGAGAATAATATTACAAAAAATGCTTTTACATTATTAATGAAAGAAAAAGAATTACAAGATAAAAATAATGAATTAATAACAAAAGATAATACTATACTAGAAAAAGATAATATAATTTCTACATTAGAAAATGACAAAAAAGAATTGAATCTTAAATTATCAAATCAAAAAAAAGAATATGATAATATAATTGGTGATAAAAATATATCTATTAAAGATAAAGAAAAACGAATTATTGAATTAACTAATGATATTAAAGCTAATGTAGAAAAATTAATTAATGTAGAAAAACAATTAGATGATAAAAATAATCAATTAATAAATAAAGATAATGAATTGAAAATTAAAGATAATACTATTAAACAATTAAATGATAATATTGAAAATTTAAATAAATTAAATAATGATAATAATACTTTAACTTTAGAACAAAAAAATCAAATTAATAATATTAATAAGCAATTAACTAATTTAAAACTTGATATTGAAAAGAAAGATAATACTATTATAGAAAAAGATAATACTATAAAAGAATTAGATAATAAAATTAATGAACTAAATAATAATAAGATTAACTTAACTAAAAAACAAAAAGATGAAATACAAAAAATTAAAGATGAATATAGTAAATTATCTTTAGATGAAAAAAATAAAATTAAAGTTGAATTAAATGATAAAATAGATAAATTGAATAAAGATTTAAATACTAAAGATAATACTATTAATCAATTAAATAAAGATATTGAAATTAAAGATACTGATATTAAAACTTATAAAAATAAATTAGATGTTGAATTTAAAAAAGTTGAAAACCTTGAAATTAAATTCTCTAATGTTAATAATGATAATATTAATCTCAATAAATTAAAAGATGAATTAAATGATAAAATTAATGAATTAAATGAAGAATTATTAAATAATGAAAAAATTATTGCTAATAATAATGAATTATTTTATAATTATGATAATAATATATCTAAATTAAATGCAGAAATTAATAATTATAAAAAAACTATTTCAACTCTTAATGTTTATTATAAATTTTATAAAACTTGGAAAGAATCTGTTATTATTAATCTTAAAAATGAAAATCAAAATAAAAACCAACTTATTAATCAATTAAATTATAATATTAATAAATATATTAATGATAATAATAATAAAAATTTAGAAATTAATAATTTACAAAATGATATAATAAATCTAAAAGTTATTATAAATAATTTAAATAATGATAATCAAAATGCTAATCAATCTTATATAAATGAAATTAATAAATTAAAACAATATATTAATCAATTAGAACAAAATGTTAATGAATTAAATATTAATAATAATGAATTAAATAATAAAATATTAGATAATGACAAATATTATAAACTATTAAATGATAATATTAATGAATTAAAAATAAAAAATGATGATTATAAAAAGACTACTAATAATTTATTTAAATTAAGAATTAATTTAGAAGTTGAAAAAAATAAATTAATTAATGATAATCTTAAATTAAATGAAGATAAAAATAAAGAATTAAATGTATTAAAAACTAAAAATATTGAATTACAAAATGAACTTGATAAAAAAATAAAAAGTAAAGAAAAAGGAACTGAAAAATATACTAAAGAAATAAATGATAATGATAAAAAAATTAAAGATATTGAAAATATTGTTAATAATCTTAATAAAGAAAATGTTGAACTTAATAAAAGAATTGAAAAAATTAAAGAAATTGAAAAAGAAATTAGTTTAAATACTTTAAATACTTATAAAACAAAACTTAAAGATATTATTAATGATGATAATGATAATAATAATTTATCATCTAATGTAAAATCTAAAATTAAATCTAAATTAAAACTTGATGAAATTATTAATTATAATATTGAAGAAAATACTAAAAATGATAATAAAGAATTAATTGATGAATGGAATAAATTAGCTCAAGATTTAGATATACAAACTCAATCTAATATAGAAGATAAACAAATTAAACAAAATCAATTATTTTTAGAAGAATTAGAAAAAATTAATAAATTATTAACTGATAATAATCAATATCAAGTTAATGATAATAATCAACCTAATGAAAATAATCAATCTCAAGTTAATGATAATAATCAATATCAACCTAATGATAATAATCAATCTCAAGTTAATGAAGTAGAAGAAGAAAAGAAAAATAATGATCAAATAGAAATTAAAGATAATGATTATGAATATGAATTTAAAAAATTTGGTAAAATTAATACTAATAATATTAAAGATTATTATAAAGATTATGAAGGAAGTGTTGTAAAATTAAAAGCTTATTTAAATAAAAAATATGAAGGTTTAAAAAGCTATAATAAAGATATAACATTTGATGATAATTTTGCTAATAATAAATCTAATGTAAAAAACGTTTTAAAAGAAAATTTTTTAGTTGAAAATAAAAAAATTGGAAACTTTAATAATGATATTGATACTAAAAATTTATTAAAACATGCCATATTTTATTATGATTTTTATATTTGTTTAAATGTTAAAGGTTATGATATTGATAATAATTTTATATTAAATTCAACAAATGAATATATCAGTAATGATAGTTTAAAAATTTCTTTATTAAGAAATGATGTAATTAATAAAATTAAAAATTATTTAAAAGAAAAATCTGATAAATATTTTAATGAAATATCAAGCAAAACTAAAACAAATAATAATAATATAAAAAATCAAATTATAGATATTAATAAAAAGATTTATGGAAATAGTTTAAATATTAATGAATTAAAATAAAATCTTATGTATAAAATAGGCTGGAATAAAGAATTAAAAATCTTTTGATTTTTAATTTTTATTTCACGCCGGCTCAAAAATATTTATAAATTTATATATAAATTTATAAATATTTTCTTGCCTATAGTATAGTATAGTAATGGAGAATCAAAATCAAGTTTATCAAGCCTATTGTGTGAAATGTAAGAAGAAAGTTGAAATTAATAATGGAACCATCAAAACTAATAAAAAAGCTATTAGATATATTCAAGGTAATTGCTCTTGTGGAACAAAGGTTAATAGATTTATAAAAAAAGATACTAAATTAGATCCAGTTGGAACTCAATAATATTTATTTTATTCTTCTAGGTTTATTAATAATATTTTCTTGTTTAATATCATCTCTTTTTAAAATTTGTTTATTTTTCTCATCTATTTTTAATTTTTTGATAACTTTATTAATATTATTATTATCAACAAATTTTTCAACTTTATCTTTATCTACTAATTGTAATTCATTAAATTTGTATAGTTTCTTTTTTATATTATTACTTTCATCTTTAATTATATATTTATAATTTTTGATTTCATCTATTATATATATCTTTTTACTAAATCTGATGTTTTCTTTATCAAAAATTTTCTTTTTTTTAATGGCTCTTACTGTATCTCCTATTTTTAAATTTATCTTATTATTAATATTATCATTATAATCAAGAGTTTCTTTTCTATATTTTATCTGTATATCTTTATTTTCAAAAGCTTCATTTGGTGTATTATTATAAATACTTGAGTGAATTGTATTATTATAGTTATCTAATATATCTTTATAAATATCATAAAAATTTATATTACCAGTTGATAACTGATATTTTTTTATTTTTAATTTTATTGTTTTTGTAAATCTATCTATTATACCCAAACGATTACCTCCTCCTTTTATTATATGATCATCTTGGGCTACTTGTGTATCTAACATTATATTTAATTTATTATTATATTGTATAAATGCTTTAAAATTAAACTCATCATCTCCTATTATTTTAACTGGTTTTTTATTATATTTTGAATTTAATTCATCAATAAATTTATTATATGATTCTATTATGTCTATTCCTTTTCTTGATGTTAATGGATACATAAAAGCTTTTCTAGATAATATATCTATTAATGTTAAATACATAAATATACCTCTATTTTTATTTTTTTGTGATTTATCAAATATCATTATATCTATTTGGAATGTTAATGGGACATCTGTTATTTTATAAAATTTACTTTTTTTTATTATAGGTTTTTTAAACATTTGGTTTATTTCTAAGTTAGAATATAGTTCATCAACTTCTTTTAATGATATATCTGGATAATTTTTTTTAATTTTATTTTTAAATATTTCTTTAGATGTAAAACCAAATTTAGGATCATGATATAAGTTTTTTAATAATTCTCTATTATCCATTATAATTATAATATATATATATATATATATTATAAAAGTAATTATAAATATTTAATATTATATATAAATCAAATAAATGAAATTTAACCCCCCAAATTATTTTTCATTTATTTGATTTTATTATAATATTAATAAATTTAATATCTGTTGATCTTGATAAACTTACATATTTCATTTTATCTGTATATAAATTCCATTCATGTATAGTATAATTTGTATTATATGTTGCCCCTTGTGATTTATGAACTGTAATACAGAACGCTATATAGAACAATTTTGAAAAATCTTTTTTATTTATTTCTATTATTATATTATTATCAAATTCATCTTCAATTATTATTATATCTTTGTTTATTTCTTTAACTATAAATGTTTGATTATTAACTATATTCATATTAACTCTATTAACTTTACTAATAATAGGCATTCCTTTTGTTAATCTAATATCTTGTCCATTTTCATCAAATTTTTCTTTTTTTATAATTAATATATCTTTTTCTGTTAATTCTTGTTTTTTAATTTTATTTTCTATATATTTTGTCATACATGTTTCATTTACTTCTTTTCTCTTTTTATTTGTAAATGATAAATTTTTAAATGTCATATATTTACCAAATATTGTGGTATCAACATTTTTTACATCTTTACATAAATCAAATAATTTATTATCACTTCTTCTACATTTTTCTAATATTAATTTATTATAATCACATAACTCTAAAAATGCTGGTGATTTTTCATAATCTACTATTCCAACTCTATCCCCAACTGGCTCTAATTGTCCAAAATCACCAACTAAAATGAATTTAATATCAAACATCTTTTTTATAATCAAAAATACATTATAAAATATTTCTGTCATCATTGATATTTCATCAACTATTATGTATCTAATATTTTTCAATTTATTAGTTAATACTTTTTTATTATCAAAGTAAGATGCTACAAATTTATGTATTGTTTGTCCATTGATTATTATTGCCGCTTTATTTGTTGGGGCTAATCCTATTATTCTATCTATATCATCTTCATTATTATTCTCTAATTTTAATTTTTCAATAATCAATTTTACTAAATGAGATTTACCACAACCTGCTCTACCTAATATACATCCTGATTTTTTTGAATTTACAAACTCATCCACTAATTCACTAAAATCTCTATCGTATTTTTCATCTGTTTTTATATTTATAGGTTGATCAAATAATTTATATAATTCATCTCTAATATATCTCCCTTTTCTTTCTATTTCTACTTTGTATTCTATATCCTCATATTTGTATTTTAATACTTTTTTATCATCATCCCAATAATTATTATTTATTATATCATCTATTGATTTACCTTTTTTAAAACTTGCTATACAATTATCTGTATTATAATATGATACTATTCCATCATATTTATTTATTAATGTTTCCATTTTATGTAATTCTATTGCTTCTTCTTCTAATATTTGTAAATATATTGGGATTCTATTTTCATTAAATTCAATATCATTTGTTTTATAAATTTTATATAAAATGTTTTCATAATATTCTATAAAGTTATTTTTTCTACCATCAAAAAATTGATTTAATGCCTCTTTTTTATCTGTTGTAAAAGTCATTTTTGTTATTTCAGTATTTTTCATAAAAAAACTACCAATGAAAAAATTAGGACCTTGTTTATGAATTGAATCAAAATTATTAACTACATTTTCAATAAATGATTTAAAATAATTATTTTTTATTGTTAATGATGGTATTAATTTATATAATATATTATTTTTGTTTATTATTTTATTTTCTAAACAATATTTAATCATGTTATGACTATACCAACCATTTCCTCTTAATGGCATATAATTTTTTGATTCTATAAAATAAAAACCTGTTTTAATATCTTCTTCTTGATTATAATTTTCTGGTTTATCTAAAACAGTATAAACTGGATAATCTTCTTTCCCATATAATAAAATATTTCTTCTACATTTATTTATATCTATTGATCTTTTAATATTATATTTTTTTTCTATTCTTACATCTTTCTTTTCTATAAAAGCCCAAAACTTTGATAAATTTGAATTAAATATCTCACTTGTTATTTTATTATAAGTTGATTCACTTTGATTTATACTTACATATACACCTTGTTCTTGTTCATTTCTTGTTTTATCTAAATGACATCCTATACATAAAGCTTGAATATTATCTAAATCATTAGTTCCACCATTTGATAATGGTCTTATATGATCATAATGTTTTTTATCTAATACTATTTTACATATATTACATTTATTTGATTGTTTTGTTAATATTTCATTTTTTTTTGTTTTTGATAACTTAATTCTTTTAATACCAAAAAACATATTTTCATAATCTTTCATTATTGATGTTATTGATTGATTTTTATATGGTATTTTTATTTTTTCACATATTTTCATCACTTTCTTATAATCTAAATCTAATAAAGGATGATAATTTATATCAGCATGTAAATGTAATTTATATTTCTCATAATATATATATATTATTTTCTTTCCTGATGTTCTAACTCTCATTAATAAATCATTATTATCTTTAAATATCTGAAAATGTAATTCTGTTAAATCATTTTCACTATACATTATATTTACATTTGTATAATTATTTAATTCATTTACTCCTATATTTTCTATTATTTCTAAATCAAATGTATCTTTAATATCTTCTTTTTCACCTCTAAATAAATTTGTAAAATGTTTAGTTTTCATTTTATATTTTTCAGCTATACTCTTTATTATTTTTGGATCTGTTATTAAATATAAATGATGATTTGCCATTATATAAGCCATACTTTTTAAATTTCTATTTCTTGATATATTTTTTTCAAATAAATTATAATTTAAATCAAAACAATATAATGAAAAATCTTTTAATTTAGCTAGATGTAATAACATTCTACTTGATACACCACTATTTATTGTAAATTCTTCTTTATCTTCTATATCTTCTATATCTATATCTAAATTATTTCTTTTGGTATCATTATTATTATTATAATAAAAATCTCTAAAAATTCCAAATAAATACTCTTTATTCCACCCATAATGATGTTTTAAAGCACCATATACACATTGATGTTCTTCATGTTCATATGGTATTGTCTCATTTGGATATATATTTGGATATGTAGCATTTTCCATAAACATATCTATCATTTCTATTTTTTCTTCATTTTCTAATTCTTCTTCTGTTATAAATGTTATTGAATGTATTATCATTTCATTATCTTCTGTATAATTCTCAAATGGTTCATTTATATGAGCTTTTATGTCATTACCATTCTTTAAATATTCTTTTATATAATTTTTATCTTTTATATTTTGTTTTGGTATGTTTATTTTTAATTTAATATCATAATCTTTTGGATGACTTTCATTACTTTTTCTATTTTTATATTTATATAATATTGTTATTTTTACTGATACATATACATCTTTATATTCTACTATCTCTTCTTCATTTCTTCTTCTTATATTTCTTTTTTTATCTATTTTTTCTCTTTTTCTTTTTTGTTGAATTGTCTCTAATTTAAAATTACCATTATTCATACTATTTAATAATTTTTCTATTTCATCTTCTTTATTTGATTCTACTATTTTATTTATTCTTTTTAGTTGTCTTTTATCTATTTTATTCATATTTTCATTTATTACATTTTTTAATTCATTTTTTTTTATTTCCATTGATATCATTATTATAGATTTTTTTTTTTATATAATTCTTATATATAATATTTCTTTATATCTATTTTATTATTATTTAATTTAAGTCTTTTTTTATCTTATTCATTATTATTAAGTCTCATATAAAGAAAAAAAATAAAAATAACTTAAAGAAATATTATATATAATTAAGTAAAATAAAATATTATAGTATTATATATCAATGAATAATAACGAAAATAATAATAACATTACTGAAATTAAAAAAACTAAAAAAATTAAAGTTTTAAAATCTAATTTTGATGATGGTTTAAAAATTTGTAAAGTTTGTAATATATCTAAACCTTTAGATGATTACCCTCTTAACAAAATTATTAATAATAGAATTTATAGAAAAAATATTTGTCTTGATTGTAAAAAATTAGAAAGTAAAAACTATTATCATTCTAATAAAGAAAAAATTTTAAAAAGTATCAAAACTAAAAGTGATTCTTTAGTTAAAAATTATGTTTATACTATCAAATTTAATGATATTGATGATCTTGATAATGAAATTAATAAATTAAAACATAACTTCTTAAATAATCTAGTTGAATTTAAAAAAAATGAAAGAAAACCTAGAAAAGTAAAATCTAATAATGATAATGATAATATTATTAATAATTGATTTAATTTAATATTTTATTACTAAATTAAATTTATTCAAATAAATTAAAATAATTAATAAAGAGTTTTTTATTCTATATCTATTTTATTTAATTCTGTTTTATAATTTATATATTTTTGAAATTGTTTTAATGATTTATTTTTCATTAAATTTTTTGATATAAATTCTATATAACCTTTTTTATTGATATCATTATATATATCTTTAAAATATTCATTCTTATATTTACCAACATCTAATTTATTTTCTTCGTGATTTTTTATATATTTCTCTATTGTCTTTATTTTATTTATTGATTGTATTAATTCTTCATTATTCTTCATAAACTGTTTTATACATGTTGATCCTACTATTAATTTATTATCATTTATTATATTTTTTATATAATAATTATATAATATATCATGTCCACATATACAATATGTCTCATTAATTATTCTTTTAAAAAACTTCCATTCTTTTATACATTCTATTGTTTTATCTTCTGATTTATTTATTAAATTATTATAAAACATTTCTCTATTTCTTTTATTTGATTCCATTTTTATATATTATTATATTAATATTTCTTTAAGTAATTTTAATATAATTTTATTTTAAGTCTTAATCAATAATAATCATAATTTTATTAATACTTATATAATTTTATTTTTTAAATTTCTTTTAATCTATTATTTATTATTAATAATTTTTTATTAATATTCAATTTTTATTTAATATAATCATAATGAATAACTAAATAGGATTATTTATATTTATCATCTTTATTATCTTATTTATATATTATATCATCATCACTATCTATATAAAATGAATCATCATCATCATCTTCTAATTCTTATATTTTTTATTCAATTGATTTTAATCTTTATAATAATTAATCAATTTATTATTTAAATATATTTGTTTTTTAATATTAATAATTTTATAAACCTAATTTAGTTTCTATATCATCAATTTTATCATCAAAAATATTATAATATTATTTTTATTTATATCTTGTTATATTCAAGATTTATTATTCTTATTCTATAATTTAATTTATTAACGTTTTTTATTATTCAATATTATTATTATTATTTAATTCCATTTTATTTATTATACTTTATTATATTAATATATCTTTAAGTTATTTTAATATAATTTTATATCAAGTCTAAACTATTTTTAATCAATTTTATTAATCTAATTATTTTTTATGTTTTTAACTATTCATATGATTCTAAAATTTATTTAATGAATTTGTTTAATAATTACATTTTATACATTTTTAATCAATATATAAAAATTTTTCTATTTAATATATCTCACCACCTATTTCATTTAATTATTATTGTAATTATTCAATTGTATTTATATATTCTACTTATTCATTTTAATTTGTATATTTTTAAAATTATATACATAATTTTATATTACTTTATTTTTTGTATAATCTTTTCAATTACTTCTATTATTCTTTTATCCATTCTTTTGGTTATTCAATATATGTTTATTCCATTTTATAAATTCTACTATATTATAATAATATATCTTTAAGTCATTTAATGTTTTTTATTTCTTTAAGTTAAATAATAATAAATTAAATTTAATTCATTTTATAATAAATAATAATTAAATCATAAAGTGAATAAA